GTAATAAATTCGCGGTCAATAATTGGCCCTGCATGCTGCCAATCAGTCGACGGCTCAAACCTTTCCCCGTTTATCAGACTACCCGGCTTATTCCAGTCGATAACTTCGCACCTTCCATTACTCAACCTAGAATAGTGCCCCATGCCCTTTGCCACCCAATAATCAAGGGTTATCCCGGTCAATTCGGATACTTTCATGGTTAAACCTCGGTGTCGAATTGAATGTCGCTCGGCAGCACCGTCGTGATGCTGCCGTCTGGGAATTCCACGATGCCGACAGAAAAGGACGCACGGACTTCCGAATCCCCATCAATCTCCAAACCCCAGCCGTGAAATTTTCCGGCAATCCTTTCTGCTGGTTCGGAGCACCGTGTTTCTGGGTTCCAGGCGCGGAACGTTACTTGGCAATTTCTCAAAGTCATAATTTTCTCTTCTCTCAAGGTCGGTTGTCGGTGCCACAATTGGCACAATTGCTGGTGAAGCGCTGGTTGTAGCTGACAAAACGGCCGCATCCTGCGCAGTTGTAGCGGTCGCTGCCGAGGCCGCCGCCCTTCTTCCGGGAAAACCATTCGAACACGATCGGCACGGTGGTCGGAAATACACTGGCCTGAATCAGCGCCTTCCGGTTCTCTGGCGTGTTCATGACCACGGGCCCGGCGTCGTTGTCTACGGTGCGCGGCAGCGGCGGCATGCCTATGGCATCGGCTACAGCGCACGGCACGGCGAAAGTGCTTTCTCCGCTGAGGTAATAGCCCTGGCGTGCTTCGATGGCCTCACGCGAATACTTTCCCGCCCACGAAAGCGCCCAGCAATACCCGGAATCGTTCGGGCGCCAGAACGTAATGTAATGAGCGTCCCGGCGCGTGTGCCTGGTGCTGACGATGTAGAAGTCAGTCATGGGCCCACCGGCAACAGTGACTCGGCGTGCAGGACAGTGAAATAGCCGCCCTTGTGTACCGGGAACCAGCCGCCGGTGTCGATATGGTGAACGTTGCCGAGCACGACACGCTTCAGCAGCGGCGTATGGCCCACCACCACAGCGCGCACATCGGTTACACCGCCAGTCAGGCGATACTCAATCCGCATACGCGACCATTGAGCGCAGTCGATCAGAGATTTCAGCTTGCTACGCGGGGTCTCTGGATCGTCCAACGCGGTCACGAATTCCTTCCAACTCGCGCAGGGACAATCAGCATGCACTATGCCGACAATGCCGTACTCAGTTTCCAATTCGATGGCGATGGGGAGCGCCGACAGGGCATCAGAAATAAACCAGCGCTCAGCGTCCGTATTGGAGATGTTCCACGCGCCGCCGTTCGCCGCATAGTTCCCTGCGTCCATGTTTCCATTTGGCCAGCGGATTGCCATGTCTTCGTGATTACCGGCGACGGCGTGAAACCATGGATAGCCGATCCATTCAAGCGCCTGGTGAGACTCGGGACCACGGTCGACCAGATCGCCAACGCTAAACAGACGGTCCACATCTTTTCTGAATCCGATGGAGTCGAGGAACGACTGCAGCCGCGTGAAATTGCCATGAATATCGCCGACGATAAAATCGTGCCCAGCTTGATTGCGGGAAAACCGCTTTACCATGCTCATGCTGGCACCTTTTGTTCTTCGGTTACTTCGTCTTGCATGGGGAGACCGGAGACCGGGCGCAGTTTGTAGTCATCTGTAATAGCATACTGACTGATGCGCCCAGTCCCCATAGAGGTTGGGAACAAAAAATCTCTGGGAAATTTTATGATCCAGCAGTCAACCCCAACACCCTGATGCATTTGCCCATCAGGAAGCTGGAATCTATAGGATGGTGCCAACTCTATGACCTCAACAATAACGCCAAGGTAAGCCTTGATAACTCCGCCATAAATCGCCAAATCACCTCGTTTGCAGTTCATGATTCTTCCTTTTGGTTAGACAGCCACAGCAGCCGGCCGCATCTTGTTAAAAAGCCTTCCCATGTCACTCATAGCACCTGATTGATGCAACAGCTTCACACGCTGTACGGCCCGGCTGGATTCGCCCTGCGTGCATGCCCGAAGCTGAGCGGAATACATCTCACGGCCTTCCCTGATCGCGGCAAGCTCCGACGCGCGACATGTAGACGATCCACCGGCAATCATCCGCTCGGCAATCGCCTTGAGCGCTTCGGACGCCGCCTTGATCGCTGGCACCAGGTTGGCGCCCACGCCAGCGAAAACCAAGCCCTCGGCGACGTTCATGGCGTTGGCGACCGTGTTCCAGTCCTGACGGTCCGCGCGGCCTTCGCGCAGCTTGTCGATTGCAACATCAACCGGCCCCATGAACTGCGCATGCTGCGCATCTGTCAACATGCAAGAACCGGCTATGGCCCACTCAATCGGTGAAGCCAGTATATCACGAGGCTGATATTTTTTGTTTCTTTTTTTCTTCATTTAAAGAACTCTTGATTTTCAGTTAAAGTTCTTCAGTGTCACGCCGGACCCACACGCACACTGCGCTATCCTCGGTCATGTGGATAGAAAGAATGAACCAGCCTTCGCCAGTCGGCCGCTCTGGGGTCCAATCGCCGACATCGGCATTGCCATCTTCGAAGTATCGGATTTTTGCTGGCGTCGTATCCGGGTAGTCTTCCAGATCATCAACAACATATTGAAGCCCCTGATCTTTTAGCCATTGCAAATATTTTTGATATTCGTCTTCCTCGAACTCTGGCACATCAGGGTGAGTCCAATATCCTTCGCTGTCACGGCATACCTCAACTGGTTGGATCAATTGCATTTTCTTCTCCTTGGTTAGTGCTGCGTTGAATAAATTATTTCTCAGTGTTTGAAAGACGCCAAGAAAATGGCAATACCCTGCGGAATTCCAACGCCGGCAATCGTCGCCAGCGCCGAGCAGACCATCGCGTCCCAGAATGTCAGGCTGCAAGGCGCTTCCGCTTCCTCGTCCTCGTAGACCGCCATCGTTTGCTCTATCTGCTCTTGCATGTGTTCCATGGTCTCTCCCCGGTTATTTTCAGACCGCGTTGCCGCGCTGCGATTCCCAGTCGAATTTAACCCACTTGCCGCCCTCGCGCAGCCGGTCATAACTGCGGTCGCCCAGAAAGTCCTTCATCTCAGATGCCGTCAAATTCGTCAGCAAGATCATCGGCATCTGGTCGCGGTAGCGCTTGTCGATAATGTCAAACAGGCTGACCTGTTCGGACTCTGTCCCGTATTGCACGCCCACTTCGTCCAGGATCAGCAGATCAACGCTTGCCAGCGCGCGGAGCACCTGGCTTTCTGATTTCTCAGAGTTCCGGCGCCATGTGTCGCGGATCATGCGCACCGCGTCGATTGCGCTGATGTACATTGCCGTCCGCTCTGGCATGATCGCCGACGCAATGGCAATCGCAAGGTGGCTTTTCCCGGTGCCGGGCTTGCCAGAGAAAACCATCGTCGTGCCATCCTTGGCATGGGTAGAGAAGTTGTGCGCAAACTCCATGGCGATTGAGCGCGCCTTATCCTTGGCGTCTGTCTCAGTCCGGTAGCCTGCGAAATCCTTGCCGCGAAACCTCAAGGGAATTCCGGCCTGGTTCAAGCGATGCTCGAGCGCGCGCTGGCGCTCAATCGCGTCCCGTTGCTTTTTCTCTGCGGCATTGCTTTCGCGCTCCGCGCTGGTGCATTCCGGGCAGTTCATCCAAACGACTCGCTTGAGCAGTTTGATTCCCTTGGCAATGTACGCGCCATGGGTCTCGCAATTCCGTGCTTCCGTTTCAGTGAATGCATCCATCGTCGCCTATCCCTTCTCCGTAGTCTTTTTGGTCAAAACCGTTGTGCCGCGAGATCGATGTTTTGGGTGAGCCGCGCGCCAGGTGCTGACCGCCCAGCTTTGCCCAGTCCCCCGAGATCGCATTACGCAGGGCAGCATCCCAATCGGCATACACGTAGCCGTTGGCCTTGGCCTTGTCGATGAACGATGAAAAATGCCGGTCGAGGTTCTGCACGTTGTTCTTCACCGCCCAAGCATTGACCTGCTCAGAAACACAGAAACCGTCAGGCAGTGGAATCTTTTGCGATTTTCGCGTGCGCTTCGGCTTGTCCGAAGCTGGCGCTTGCGCCGTACTTCCAAGCAATCCGGTATCAGGAATCAGTGAATCAGGAATCAGTGAATCAGGGTGTTCTTTAACTGTTAAAGAATTGTTAGTCGACTGTTTTTGATCTGTTAATTCTTTGTCTTTCAACGAAACGGAGCCTGTCGAATATCCGTTTTTTCCGCGTTCGTGAATCCACAATTTACCGTCTTCATCCGGCATATCGCCGTCCTTCTCGGTGCCGTGTGGTGTCTGGTGCTTTGAGAATCCGGCTACCTGGATGACCTTCACGCCGGCCGACTCGTAGCGCCGGATGAAGCCGTCATTGCAAAGGGATTGCAGCATGCCATCAACATCGGCAGATCGGTCATACGGAAGCGCCTGGACAGCGATACGGCTTGGCCTATCCTCAAGTCGTCCCTCTCGGTCAGCCAGCATCCAAAGGTAAATGAACAGCAGGCGCGTCAATGGCGCCAAGGATGCGAGATCCTCATTCACCATGATTGCCGGCTTGATGTTGCGTGCGCGTGCCATATCAGTAGTAATCCCTACGACTCTCGTTTATGCCATCAAATATGGATTTCATTTCTGCCTTGAAATTGAATTTTTCCATCATCGGAACAGGTATTTTTTTCAGGCGCAAAGCCGCCATCATGCAGGCTGGACAATCGCCTGCAGCATCACGGAATGCCGGATAAATTTCCTCAAGTTGTTGCGTCAACTTGTAGTGCTCAGTCTCCTCATGCTTTTGAGCAAGACACTCCGCCGTGTTGTATGTGGTCGGATCGGGAAGCATGTCGATCAGCTCTTGAAGAACTGGGGCAACGCCCAGTAGGTCGCAGACCCGGCATTTCCTATTTGGATTCAGCGTGCAATGCTTCTCATGCTTCGACATGGCAAAGCTCTGCAGGCCTCCGCGATTGCAAAAATCACACCAGTAACGATTTATTTTCTTGACCCGCATTGTTATTTCTCCTGGCCTGAGGGAGAGGGACTGAACCCCCTACCGAAGATTAGGGTGGCGCCATTACTGGTTAGCCGCCCCTCCCTCAGGCCTCGTCGGTTTGCGTAATCTGGCAGCGGTTCAAGCTGTCAGGGCTTTTGAGCAATCCGGCTTTGCGCCGAACTGATAAAGAATTATTGTATTGCTTAAGTCATAAGTCAAGGAATTCCTACACGGCTTGTAGAAATTTTGGAAGTGGCCTATTCAGCCCGCGCAGCGCGCAGGTCTTTGCGTTTTAATTTATAGATTCTGGTCAATGTGATCAGGTCATCAATGGTGTATTTGCGGATTTCGTTGTCAGCCTTCAGGACATCGACGTAATCCTGTCCATAGCGTTTGATCAGGCCCTGCTCATAGGCATGCGGGTTGCCGGTCAAATGGTCATTGCAGTACTTGCATTGGCCGTGGATATTGTTTTCGAGAAAGCGCATGTGCGAAGCGCTGCCAACGCTACGAAAGTGACCGGCGTCATAATCGCCGCCTGGACGACCTAGTTTCAGCAAAATCGTGTCGCAAGAGATGCACTCCTTGCCTTCGTCCCGCTCACGGATGAATCCATGCAACTCGGTCTTGAGTGCGTTCATGTGCCACTTGCGCGGACGCATAGCGTTCAGCTTGGCGCGCGTCACGGCGCGATCTGCATACTCTTCCTTAGTAGCCTTGGCCGCCGCCAGACGAATACCCAGCGCAGCGCCACATTCAGGGCTACACCACTTGTCGCGCAAGGCGTTGAACGGACGAAACGGTGTCTTGCAGATAGCGCACTTGCGCATACGTGGCTTCTTGACCTTCGCCAGATCCTTATTTGTCGCAAGTAACGATGGCTGAATCGCAGACTTGCCAAGATTTGCCGTGCGCAAGATGCCGGGCTGTGCCGATACCTTGGGCTTGAAGCCAGTACGCTTGAGGGCCGTGCGTTTCATGCGGCCATCCGCCGCTCATTAGGATTAGCATGGAACAGCACGCCCAGGTTCGCACCGAAGGCATGGACTTGCTCCAGATATTGCGAGAAGCCTTTGATGGTGAGCTCAGTAGTGGAGCCGACCAACACACGCACGCCGTCCGGCGTGAAGTCGTATTTTTGATAGCCTTCTTTGGTCAATTCCAGGTCGAATTCCTCGGGCAAGAATTGCTCTTTGAAATATTCATGCCAGACGACAGCGCTGTATTGCCGACCATTCGACCAAGCTTGCTGCTCGATATCCTTGAGCGGGCCAACCCACATCAGGGTATTCTGATCAAGCTTGCGAGCCTTGACCTCTTCCCGCAAAACGACCTCAAGAGGTTTTTCGGAATCAAGAGGAATGTTGTTCAGCAAAGCAATTGCCGAGTCGCGTTGCTGAGCTCCGACGAGCCGTATCTTTCGTTCGGTGAATTTTTGACGCGCGGTCATAGCAATGCCCCCTGCTCTTGAGTGATCGCTGCGGGCTCGAATAACTTTCCTTGCGAGTGCGCTTGCTCGATGCGCTGGCAGGCGATGTCGAAATGGCGCTCATCACGTTCGATGCCGATGAACCTTCTACCTAATTTCACTGCGGCTACGCCGGTCGTCCCACTTCCCATGAACGGGTCAGCAACTATTTCATTCGGCGTTGTAAAGTCGCTTACGAAGGAAGAAATCAATTCCAAAGGCTTTTGCGTGGGAACTTGTGCGCCGTTTGTAACTGGGAAAGTCCAGACGCCAGCGCCACCACCACGATTCCAAGCCTTTTTCCGATCACCAGAATGCAAGATAAGTACCGTTTCAAATCCCTGCCCCGGACGGTCACCGCTAATCTGCGGCATAGGGTTAGGCTTTACCCAAGCGCCGAGGCGGACGAAAGAAGGGGATGAATAGCAGCGTGCCGCGTGTTTGTAATCACATGTCGCCACGACCCATCCAAGGGATGCTTGGATACATGAATTTATAACGGTGTCGAATCCTTCATCTGTAAGGCACGCAAACGTGATTAGCTTTGTGCCGTGCCCAACACCTTTGTTCGTCTTTGCCATCCTATGGGTGTTTGAGCTATATGGCGGATCAGTAATAACTGCATCAACCTTGCCCAAAGTTGGCAAGATTTCCATGCAATCGCCGAGGTACAGCGTGGCGTCGCCGATGATTACTGGATTCACTGCGTCACCAGAATGGCGATGCCGCAGAACGCCAAGAACATCAGGGCGGCGGCTGTTGAAATGGAGATGTGGCTCATGGCGCTTCCTGATCGAGAGTCGGCAGCCCTGCAATGGCAATCAGGCCGACGAGGTTGAAAATCAGCCCGGCGAAGAACCAGGCGAACGCCGACCGGTGCTTACCGCTGGCGACGATGGCGGAAAAGATCGCGCAGCCAAAGACGGCAACAAACAGCCATGCCGCGCCGATCAGAGCAAACGAGTTGAGATAGTCGCTGAATGTCATGATGGCTTGCCCCGGCGCGATGGTTTTTTCTGCGGCACCACGCTGGCGTGCAACTCCATCAGCTTATTACCGACCTCATAACGAGGCTGAGTAGTTACGCCACTATAAAGCTGGCTGATGGCAGATTGACCGCAGCCGCAATATGCAGCTACTACCATTTGAGTTTTTCCAGCCGCGAAGATTTCCGAGAGAATTGCTGTCCAGTCCATTTTATTTCCTATAGTTGTCTTTGATGTTGACCATTATTATCAATCATTAGATAATAGTCAAGTGCTTATATAAGCCCTACGATTTAATGCCGCCTGAAATTATTTTAAATAAATATCAAAATAACGGTTGACTTGGTTTATTCGATGACTGATAATTCAATCACACCAAACGCAAAGCACCGCGCAACTAGATAGATGGAGAGCGAAAATGATTCAAGCAAAAATTCAAATCAAGAACCGTTTTACCAATGCAGTAATGTTCGAATGCGCCGCGCCCGATGGCATTGAAAGTGGACTGCATCTGCGACATGCCCTTGAGCAGGCAGTAATTGCCAAAACCAACCTGCGCGGTGCCGACCTGCGCAGTGCCGACCTGCGCGGTGCCGACCTGCGCAGTGCCGACCTGCGCGGTGCCTACCTGCTCGGTGCCGACCTGGGCAGTGCCGACCTGCGCGGTGCCTACCTGCGCGGTGCCTACCTGCTCGGTGCCGACCTGGGCAGTGCCGACCTGCGCGGTGCCTACCTGGGCGGTGCCGACCTGGGCAGTGCCGACCTGGGCGGTGCCAACCTGGGCGGTGCTGATGACAAGCCGCTGCCTCGCGCTACGCCTGAACAAGCAATCGAAAATCTTGATCGCGTTCGTGCTGTAATTCTGGAAAATCAGGAACGTCTTGAAATGAATCACTGGCATGGCAACAGTGATTGGAAAGATCGCACATGCGCCGAAGAAGCTGTATGCGGAACAACACATTGCCTAGCCGGATGGTTACAAGTATGCACCACAGAGCCAGCATTGCGCGAAATTGATTCTGAGTTGGCGGGCATATTATGCGCGCCGGTTGCTTCGAAGATGTTTTATCGCGGTGCGACTGAGGTTCTTGATTGGCTTGAACAACGTAAATATGTGCAAGAGGCAATGTCTGTTGCGCCTAAAACACTGGCCTAGCCCATAGCGAAACAGAAAATGATTATCTATTTGAAATGTGGAACTGAGATTCAGATTGATGAAATTGATCAGCATCTGTTCATTGGAAGAACCTGGGCCTACAAGAAATCGCGAACTACTCGATACGTCGCGAGAGTAGCAACTGTTGATGGCAAGTCAAAAGAATGGAAGCTGCATCGCTTAATCATGTCGGCAAAAGATGGTGAATTTGTCGACCACATAAACGGCGACACGCGGGATAACCGGAGAGTAAATCTTCGTATCGCGACTGCAACACAAAGTGCGCAAAACACTGCGAAGAAATCGAATAGCAAATCTCGATTTAAGGGCGTGACGAAGACGAATAAATCTTATCGTGTCCGGATAAGGCATGACGGAAAGAGGCTGCAAATAGGCGAATTTAAAGATGAAGTCGAAGCGGCATATTTTTACGACCTTGCAAGTTTGCGGCTTCATGGTGATTTTGGGAAAAGAAATTTTCTCCCTTTGGTTTAGAAGCTCCGAAAGCAGCCCGAACGGCGATCAAAAGACTACGGCTGAATAGGAGTGGATCTTTGATGGTTATAGCCGTCGCTTGTTCGCCAGTCGGTGTACAGCAAGCCAGGAAACCATCCGTTAAACCTCCGCCGCGATAGTGCGGAGGGCCAACATAGAAGCGTATCCGGGCGAGAAGAACTAGCCTGCCGAGCGTTACTTTTGACGAGAAAAACATAGCGGTGATTCCGCTCTGTAACTTACGTTGATGCGAGCGTGTTGAGAAGCCAGTTCGGTCGATCCTAATCAGACGGCGTGGTCCTCACGGTTTGGATACGTTTCTATGTTGGCAACCGCATGACTGGATCTGGCTGGTAGCGGTACTAGCCCCGGATAGTTAGGAACGGTGAAGGTAGCCCGGTCCGCCAACTTCAATTTATAGGGAGAGAAGGAATGAGCAAATGTCGACTCGGAGCACGCCACTCATGGACTTGGATCAAGGATCGCCAAGTGAAAACAGCGCGTGTCAGCCTCCAAGGTGCATCGGTCAAGATTTCCATGAAAGGTGTCTACCAGTGCAAATGCGGCGATCTGAAATGGGGTGAGCCCCGTGGCGGATTCACAGCGAGCGCAGTATGAAATGCCGAGTCCGCTACATCTACCAGGATGGCTCTGAATACATCGGGCCTGCGATTGGAAACCCTGCCGATCTGGAAGCTGCTGCATTTGATGCTGGAGCTATTGGCGTAACTGTGATGGTGCTGAAATGAAAATTGTTGCCTTGATGATTTTGAGTTTTGTGTGCGGCGGCCTTACCACAATCGCCCTGATCTTCGCCATGACCGATCCGGTGACGCCAATGCAGAAGACTTCGGCTGTGCCGGCTAAGGCTTGCTATCGGGTGGTGACGTGAGCCGCGACGATGGAAATTCGGCATTCGCCGACGCCATGCTTGCGGAGCGTGCCAAATGAAGCCCTACACCCGATTTCTCCTGCGCCGTATGTGGAGCAGATTTGTGCGACCTATAGTCGAAGTATGCGCGGTCTGCTTCATAATTTTTTACGGCTTGGGTGCCGTTCAAGGCATGGATGGACGCGCCCAGCATGAAGCTGAAAAACTAATGCGCGATCGCATCGCAAATATCAAATAACTCTACCAAAAGGAAATAACATGGATATCGCAGAAACCACGAAGCCGAAGAAAACAAAGCTGGAGCCGAAGCCATCGGTTGAGCTGACTCTGCCCCAACGCGCCGCTGTTGCGCTGGATACTTCGGCGCATGAGAAGGCGTTGCGCGCCCTGGTTGAGACTTCTGCCTCCATCAAGGAAGTGAAGAACAAAGACGGTCGGGAAGAATGCCACGCAGCATACATGCGCCTCAAGAATGCTCGCGTTGCCATCGGCCACAAGGCGACGGCGGCGACAGAGGATGCCAAGGCATTCACCAAAGCCGTCAAGGAAGAACAGGACCGGCTGATCGGTATTGCATCCGAAGAAGAGACGCGCCTGCAAACCCTGCGTGATGCATGGGATGCTGCCATTGAGGAAGAGAAGGCCGCCAAGATCGCCGCAGAGCGCGAACGCATTGCCGGCATCCAAAAGGATATCCAAGGTATCCGCGACGTCGTTATCGGCGTGGCCGGTAAAGATTCGGCACAGATCGAGGTCGCACGTATGGCCGTCAATTCGATTGATGGCGCCGACGAACCGCGCTTCGATGAATTCACGGCTGAAGCTTCAAAGGCCATCGCCGAAACATCTGCCAAGCTGACAGAAATGTTCGATGCGGCAGTCGAGGCAGAAGAAAAAGCCGCCAAGGATGCCGCTGACCGGGAAGCTGAAGCCATGCGCCTTGCAGATGAACGCGCCGAACTTGACCGCCGGAAGAAAGAGCAGGACGAAGCCGCAGAAGTCGAGCGCAAAAAGCTGGCCGACGAACGCGCCAAGCAAGACAAGGAGCGCGAAGAGGCAGACGCAAAGGCCGCCGCCCTGCGCAAGGTCGAAGAAGGCAAACTGGAAGAACAGCGCAAAGAACTGGCTGCACAATTGGCCTCTCTGGATGCCGCCCGTAAGGTCCAGGAAGAAGCCGCGCGCGTCGAGCAGGAAAAGCGTGAAAAAGATGCTAAGGACGCCGCTGACGCCGAGGCCAAGCGCGTGAAAGATGCAGCCGATGAAGCACTGGCCCAAGAGCAGGCCGCCGCGCAGGCCAAGAAAGAAGCCGAGGACGAGCAGCACATTGCAGAAGTGCACGCTGATATTGCTGCTGATCTCATTTTGCATAAATATCAAGAGATTGATTTAAATTCCTTGATTGATTTGATCCGCACCGGTAAGATAACAAATCTATCAATCAACTACTAAAAGACCATGAAAAACGAAGTCATTGAAATGAAGGACGAGCAGTTTTCCGGGCCTTACCTCAACCAGGCTGGAGTCGTCACCGTGAAAAGTAGCGACTCGCAGACAATGATGCGGATGATCGAAGTCGCCATGTCGAAACCGGATTTCGATATCGTCAAGTTGCAGCAGCTTCTCGAAGTAAAAGAGCGCTGGGACGCTGCCGAATCAAAGACGGCTTTCGTTGAATCAATGACCGCGTTCAAGGCTGAGCCGCTGGAAATTTTCAAGCGAAAGGAAGTCGGCTACAAGACCAAGGAAGGCGACTTTGTTGGCTACAAGCATGCCGAGCTTTCCGACGTCACCGATGTCGTCGGCCCTGCCATGGCAAAGCGCCAGCTTAGTTTCCGCTGGAACATCCGCCAAGAATCCGGGACGATCTCTGTTGACTGCATCGTCACGCATGTGCGCGGTCATTCGGAAATGGTAACGATGGTCGGAGCTCCTGACACCTCGGGAAAGAAGAACGCCATTCAACAGGTGGCATCTACCATCACCTACCTGCAGCGTTACACGTTGCTTGCGGCTACCGGTATGTCGACCAAGGGGCAGGATGACGATGCGGCAAGCTCAGCGCCAGAGGTCGAGGAAAAGCCCAAGGCAGCGCCGACGAAAATCGGCAAAAAAGGTCTTGAGGCCGCAATCGAATCCATCAAGAAAGGGGAATTCACTGTCGAACAATTGCGGGCGAATTACATTCTCACCGACGATCAATGGACAGTCGTCAATAATGAGGTGAAGCGTGGTTAAATTTCATCCATCAACCCTCGGCCTGATCATGACCGACGCTCAATCGATCGACAAAAGTCTGGTGCCGCTGGAACTGCACGAAGTCCTCGGCAAAGCGCGCAAGACCGACGCCGATAAGCTGCTGCTGGCGCCCTACAAAGAAATGTCGCTGTCTGCCGGCGCCAAGACGTTTATCGGAAAGCTCGCCAAGCAATACGTCTATGGCTACAACAAGGTAGTCGAGACAAAATACATGGACAAGGGATTGGCCTGCGAGGATGAGGCGATCGAGCTGATCAACCGGCTCCGGTTCAAGAGCTACATCAAAAACACTGAGCGCCGTGAGGACGAATTCCTGACCGGCGAGTGTGATATCTATGTGCCGAAGATCAAGACCATCGACATGAAAGTATCGTGGGATCTTGATACATTCCCAGCGCTGAGCGAAGACTGCCACGATCCACTGTATGAGTGGCAAGGACGGGCCTATATGCGGCTGTGGGACGTTCCCGAGCATGAGGTGTGTTTTGCCATGCTGGACACACCAGAAGACCTCATACGCTATGAACAGTTGGAACTGCACCAGGTTTTGCACATTGACCCTTCGCTTCGGCTCACCAGCATCACGTATTACCGCGACCAGGCACTGGAAGACAAGATGATCGCAAAGTGCAAAATCGCGCAGGACTACCTGCTCAACACCGTGGCGAAAATCAAGCTCGAACACCGGCACGGCTGAACTGGCGATGAAGACGAAACAAAAAACATGCAGGTATTGCCAGCAGCCAGCGCAGCTTCTTCGTTACCGTGGCGCTGGCTACCCTTACCGCAGCGATTACGGCCCGACTTGGGTATGCGTACCGTGTCAAGCATGGGTAGGCTGCCATGACGGCACCACGAACGCGCTGGGCGGCTTGGCGAACGCTGAATTGCGTGGATGGAAAGTCAAGGCTCATGCCGCTTTTGATCCGTTGTGGAAGGCGAAGATAGCGCGCGACGGATGTTCAAAGTCCAAGGCGCGGAAGGCCGGGTATAGGTGGCTGTCAGAACAGTTGTCGATACCCTACGAAAAGACGCACATCGGCTACATGAGCATCGATGAATGCAAGATGGTGGTTTCAATTTGTTCTGCAATACAACCGAAAAATAGAGGATAACGATGACCGAAATTAGCAAGCAAGAACAATCAACGATCGAAGGGATCGAGCCGCCCGAACCGACTGATGTTCACATGATCGCGCGCATCAATGCCGTCGCGCTGAAGATCGTCTACCCATTCGTGGCGCAGCAAGATATTCGCTTCTATCTCAATGCGATCAACATCCGACCACTTGATGACGGCTCGGTGATGGTCGTTGCAACTGACGGCCACCGTTATGTCGTGGTGCGCGATCCTCATGGCTACGCAGAGCATGAAATCATCGTCGGAATCAGCAAGGATGCGCTGAAGCACGCAGGTAACGCAAAGCACACGCTTGACGTCATGTCGAACGGCAACGCAATGATTTCCGGCCAGGTTGCGGAACCGTTGTTCATACAACCAGGCAATGCATTAGTAGACGCCAAGTTCCCGCGCATCGAACGTGTCGCGTCTACCATCGGCTACAAGGAAGGAATTTCCGGAGCCGTCAACCCGCGCTATCTGGCGGATGCATTGGCAATCGGCAAGAGCTTCGGCAATTCGATCCGATTTTTCACGCGCGACAACGATAGCCCTCTCACCTTCCTTCTGGGTGGCATCGGTGAACTCGAATGCTTCGGCGGCATCATGAAAATCCGTGACAGTTTCGAAAACCTTCCGGCATGGTTCCTGACAGCCTCGGATGCCACTAGCCTAGATGAAGTTTGACCTAGATATCAGACTTCAAATATGCAATAATCGCCCTAGCAGACGGCCGGTAATAGTCTGCTGATAACAACCCTGGCTAGTGCCCACGTATCTGATGGTGAAAATCAGAGTAGACCGCCCTGGCGTCGATAAAGGCCAGGACCAAGACAGGAGATACTATGGGAATATCCAAAGAAAAACTCGTATTTTTAAAATCCGCATCCTTATCAAAAGATAGTCAATGTATAAATTGGCCGTATATCCTTAATAAAGACGGATATGGATCTGCAATGCATAACAAAATTCGAGGCGCCCATCGAATTGTTTATTATTTAGCTCATGGGAATATCGCAGATGAAATGTGCGTTATGCATTCATGCGATAACCCAGCTTGTATAAATATACAACATCTTTCCCTTGGAACAGCAAAGGAAAACCATTCTGATATGTATAAGAAAAATAGATGCGTATTCCAAAAGGGTGGAATAAATTATAAAGAATTTCGCGGCGAAAGCCATGGTTTGTCAAAATTGACGGAAGATGAAGTTAGAAAAATTAGAATTTCCCGGGAAAAAGGTGGATTTTCCAATCGTGAAATTGCAAAAATATTAAATATGGGGCGTCAAACAATAAATGACGTCATTTCAAGGAAAACATGGGCTCATGTAAGTTAATCCGATTCGGCCACCAACATAGGGACCAGCCCGAAATTTACTGGCAGAGGTGAGGCGCCTCAATAAAACCACCGGAGGCCATCATGAAATAGCAACCTATCGCCGGGCCACCTTGCCCCTTCATGTTCTCGGTCGCCCGGCAGACTTACGCAAATATTAGTTTGCAAATACCGAATACCCTGCTAAAGTGTGGTCATGTGCTTGGAGGCGCAAACAAACAGTGAGGATTCAAAGGCGCCATGCGGGAACTGTTCCCGTCCTCCAACTGGGAAACCAGATGGCGCCTTTGAATCCTTTTTTTCATTCAGGAAAATAAAATGAAGACATTCGAAGAAGCTTACGAAATTGCCAACAAGTGGGAAGGTGAAAAACTTGCCGGCCACGGCGCGTTAGTCGCGCGTGCGCTGTTGGCTCGCATCCATGCCATACAGCATGGATGCGTCATGGCGCGCGTGCATCGCTCCGCTGATGGTACTTGCCACGCCATCTATACGCAAGAGGGCTTTAAGCTGCCAGACGGATCCCCATTGTTTGCTGCGGGCAGCCTGGCATCGCCGCAAGTAACGGATGAGCAGATACGTGAACTATGGATGAATTTGACTGATGGCGCAGAAAACTATCGCCAAATATTGAAATTCGCCCGCGCCCTTCTCTCAGCACCGCCAGCAGCAGAGGCAAGCGATGCTGAAAAGCGATTCGACGCTCTGAGTGGTGCTGTAAAACAACTTGAGCAAGTTCAGGCGGCCAGACTGATCCGTGAAGCAGCAGCGCCGCAAGAGGCGAAGCCGGTAGCGGTTGATCGAGCTATCCGACAAGAAGAACGTGCTTGTCGTGCAGAAGACGCGTTAATTGACCTCGTAAATCAAATCTCAAAAACCAATCCGGTTGATGACCATGGGCATAACTTGAAAATGAATATGGCATACATCAAAGCTGTGGAATTATTGGATGCATCGGCAGCTTCTGAAGCTATTTGCGACGCTGCACCGCAGGAACAAGCGCCAGTAGTAGACCGTGATGCTGTGATCGAAGAAGTGGCGAAGCACGTTTGGCAGTACAAAGCTGCTGGAGTTATCCCTTCATGGCTGATGTTGGAAATATCCGGCATCTGTAAATATATCCGCGATATGCAATCCCAACCGCAGCAGGTGACGGGATGATTTACATCATTGTGTTTATCACCGGAATTTTATTTGGGATGTTGCCGATATTCGTAGGAGTCTGGATCGGACGTATCGAATTTGACGATAGAAATGTCTATATCTGCTACGGAAAGCCAGCAACTACAGCGAAGGAAGAGACGTGACCCAAGAACAGATAGCACCATGCAAGTGCGGCCACCATGCGGGCTGGTTCGAGAAGCGATGCGTATCATACGAGCAATATTTTGATGAGACCGGGGAAGCTACCCACGCATCCGATATTTTGGCAGCGTCTCGTGGCGGAGTTCGCAAGTATTGCTGCGAATGCAGCCGCGACATTACACGCTTGATAAAGGACCGGCCATGACCTTAGACATAGAACGTGAGCGCCGGGAGTTTGAAGCGGATTTCAAAGAGCAGATGGGCATCGATGTTGGTCGAACATTTCATAGTTGCTATGCATCATCGCGCGTCGAGGATCGCTGGAATGGTTGGCTTGCCGCCAAGCGCGCCGCCGTGGGGAGCGCGGAGCCGGTGGCGTTCGCTGAGAAGCTGACATCGAGGAACCAATATGACACTGCGGTGGCCGATGCACTCGGCGATGACAGGACAAGTCTTTACGCCCCTCCAGCGCCTGTAAGTGCGGAGCTGGTAGACGCGTCCGACGATGCCGCGAAGGGAAACATCAGCGCATGGCTTCGTCGTCACGCTGGTGGCGATCTGGTGATGATTCCGGGGCGCTTGGCGGGACAGATCGCTGATCATATCGACAAGCTCGCCAGCGCCCCGCCATCCACAGATGCGAAGGACAGCGAGCGTCTGGATTGGATTCTTGAACAAGCAAAGTTGAAGACATTACCCAGAGGAATAAATCATTGGGCAATCGACGTGGCTCTTGATGCGGCTGGCGAGCTTGATTTAGGCAGCGTGTATCTGGATGGTAGAGCCGCTATTGACGCAGCTATCGCCCTGCAAGCCAGCACCAAGCCCGGCACCGGCACCGGCACCGGCATCGACGCCGCTATCCAATCGCAAGAGGTGAAATCGTGAAGCCGGTTCTTGATCCATGCTGCGGCAGTCGCATGTTTTGGTTCAATCCACAGAACGAGCTGGCGCTGTTCGGCGACATACGCGCAGAGGATCATATCTTGTGCGACGGTCGTTCGTTGCAGATTAAGCCGGACATGATGCTGGACTTCCGCGACATGCCTTTCGATGACGGCAGTTTCAAGCTGGTCGTGTTCGATCCGCCACACTTGCGCAACGCTGGCGATAAAAGCTGGATGAAGGCCAAGTATGGCGCACTGAATGAAAACTGGCGGGAAGACTTGCGTGAAGGCTTTGCCGAATGCTTTCGTGTCTTGGCCAACGATGGTGTGCTGATTTTCAAGTGGAATGAAATTCAGATCAAGGTCAAAGAAGTGCTTGCGCTTACGCCGGAAAAGCCGCTGTTTGGTCACAAATCTGGCAAGCGCCAGGATACGCACTGGATCTGTTTCATGAAGAGCGGCGCAGACAAGCCGGGGGAGGCGTGATGATAACCAGCAGAGCAGCCGAAGTCTTGGCGCAGACAGCAATGCAGTCCTACGTCAATCAATGCAAATGCGAAACAGCAGAGGATGTTGCAAACGTCCTGATGAAACTGGTAAGCATGTGCGGCCTTGGAATGTGCGCGGTAGTCGGAAAAGAAGAGTCGGTAGCGCGTCTGCAAGGGACGACTGACTACATCGCCAAAACGCAAGAAAACGTCAACTGGAAAGCCGAAAAGGCTCATTGAGAAAAACATGACCAAAGAACTGAACATCGAGCAGGAGCGGCGTGCATTCGTTGCCGCCGCTGAAATCGAATTTCGCAATGATGAGTCATTCACCAAGCGCGATTTTTCCGTCGGCTTGCGTACATGGCTTGCCGCCAAGCGTGCAGCTATGGGGAGTGCGGAGCCGGTGGCGTTCGCTGAGAAGCTGACATCGAGGAACCAATATGACACTGCGGTGGCCGATGCACTCGGCGATGACAGGACAAGTCTTTACGCCCCTCCAGCGCCTGTAAGTGCGGAGCCGGTGAAAAACGCGGATGAAGCACTTATTCTTTGCGCTTTCCAAAATGCAATCCGCAATATTGAATACATCAGTAAGGGCGTTTATCCCGGCAAGGACTTTGACTTGGACGGTAGCCTTGTGACCGCAAATATCAAGCATGCGAAACGGCTTGCAGATTTCGTTTTGCCGAATCTGCGTCAGGCGCACAGCTTGGTTGGTAAATTACTCGTCAGCGCCCCGCCAGCCACAGATGCGAAGGACAGAGGTTATGAACTTCCCGAGCGCAAACTTGAGTATGTCAGCCCGCTTTGCCCTGACTACCCTAGCGAAGACTCTTTCAACGAAGGCTACATTGACGGCTGGAACGACTGTATCGACGCAGCTATCGCGGCTAAGGGGCAGCCATGATGCTCGGCGAATTCGTGCGCAATCACCGCAAAGAAGAAGGCTTGACGCTTGAGAAGCTCGCCAAATTTGTCGGCACCAGCAAGAGCCACATATTCGAGATTGAGAAAGGTAAGACTATGCCAAGTCTCGTAATCGCTGCACGCATTGCGCAAGCGCTTGATGTCAGCTTGCAACAGATGGGCCGCGCAGCAATCAATTCGGATATCGCAAAGAAGGAATCCCCATGAGCCACCAGTTACCACCTCTGCCGGAGCCTGCTCAACAACAGCAGTACGTTTGCACCAAATGCGGGAAAGCCAATCAAGGCATGGACGCGCGGCGTGCAGGTAGAGGAGGTTTCAAAATAATTAGAAAATTACACCACTCTACCTTCAACAATCAAATGTCCATTACCCACTCCATCTTCCTCCCATGAGGATCTGCCGCCAATCTTGACGCCCAGATAGATGTCGAAGCGGCGCCAGGTCGGGATACCCTCCACCTTTGACGCCTCTAGCAGCACCAGATTAGCAGTCGGCTCGTCGCACATCTCATGATGGTGAAAAAGCCAATCATGAAGAACCGCCGCCTTGTGACTGGTATCCCCGAACAACAGGTATGCCAGCGGAACACGCGGCACGCTAGCATAATCGGTCAGAAAGCCCGATTCGACCACGATGGTCTTGCCTAGGACGTCAGACTGATACACCAGCGGGCGCACTATGCGCCAGATGCCTCGCCCGGAGGCCGCAAGATCGTCCACACACTCGGCGACCAGCTCTGTCAGAAACTGGCTCATGATGTTACTGCGCCAATGCCTGAGACAATGCTACCTTGACCAGCGCCAGCGCGGCCGCAGCAGCAGCTTTTTCCGCGGGGTCAATCGGCGCGACGTCCACCAGAACTGTCACCAACGGAAGCGCCGTGGTCAGGAACTCAGATACCGATGCAGTCTCGACGGTCGACGTCGATGCTGCTGCGGCAGTGCACACCTTGTCGGCCAAAGCTGCGGCGGTTGTCAGATCGGCGAGCTGGCTGCCGGTGAGCAATGCTGTCTGAGTCTGCAGCGTTGCGATGGTCGGCTGCACCACCAAACAAGATTTGTTCACCTGGTCGGCCAGATTGGCCACGGCCTGAGCTGGTGTTTGTGGTGCTGGCGCCGAGGCGC